GGCCTTTCTTAACGCCAATAGCAACCACGCCGTGGGAGCACAGCTCCGAGATCATGCGGGGGTCTGCGTTGTCGGCACGGATGACCTCCCTGCCTGCGCGACTCACCATCTCGCCAGAAAGCCGCTCCATTGAGTTGCCTGCGCCGTAGAACTCGTCCACCGCCATGATCTTCCGCAGCCTTGGGTCATACGCCCAGCGCACATAAGCATCCGGGTCAACCGCAAAGCCGAAGTCCAGGCCGAGATAATGCCGCCCGTACCTGTTCAGCTCGTCGTCGGCGATCTCCCGGATTGCCAAGTTGTTGAACACCTGGCCGCCGGTGCCGGTGACTTCGCCCAGATACATGTGGCGGTAGGCGCGCTCATTCGTCGCTTTCAGGGCCTCCGCTTCGGCGATGAATACTTTACCAAGCCACTCCCGCGGAACGCCCAGATACGTGCTGTGGTGCGTCAGACGGTTGGCCTTGGGGACAAGTGCTTCCTTGTTGACCCAGTTGCGGGCCGTCATGGGCGGGTTGTAGCTGAAAAAGGTGTAGGACAGGTCGCCACCACGGATGATGGAGGCCTTGATCGTGCGGATGTCGTCCATGCCCCCGAACTCCGCCAGCTCCTCGAACCAAAGAATGCCGAAGTAGCCAAAGGAAATCTTGATCGACTTGGACTTCATCGGGTCATCCGCACCACGGAAGATGATGCGCTGCCCGGTCTTCTTGTAGCGGATTTCCAGCGGAGATACACGGTATTGGAACTTGTTATGCAGCCCCAGCTGGTCAATGGCCCAGATGATCTGTTCATACACCGATTCGCGCAGCGTATTGCCCACGCGCCGGTAGATGATCGCGTGCATCTGGGGGTGCTCAATGAGCAGCTTGATGATCTCGATGGAGATGAACGAGGACTTCGTGGAGCCACGCCCGCCTTCGAGCCAGTATTCATCGTGCCCGGCCCGCTTGATGTCGCGGTGAACAGGCCAGAAAGGCTCTGCGATGATGCTTGTCAGGCGTACCCCGTTGGCCTTATCAATCGCCGATGTCATCAATGATCACCGGTACAGCACCATCTATCTGCACGTTATCCCGGAACATGCCAAGGTGTCTGCCCAGCAGCTCCAGGCTGCCCTTCTTATCGTAGAAGCGGATTTCCCGCTCCTCAATGACGCTTTTCCCTTTGGTCGTGCGCTTGATCTTCACAGACTGAATGCAGGCCAGGTCTTCCGGCTTCGCATCCGGCAGCACGGTCGCGGAATCCACGTCGATCACGTCAGCAGCATTCACAAAGGCCAGCTTCGCGATCTCCTCGATCACTCTGTCCTGGTTGATGCCGGTTCTGCGTGAACGTTCAGCCAGCGCCGCATCGACTGCAGCTCTGACTTTAGGGATATTTAGGGTTTTGTTTGCCTCAACCCCTGCCGAATCAAAGTTTTTGTATCCGGCCCTGATATAAGCCTGTGTTGCATTCAGGTCGATCAGGTACTCGTCAACAAAGAGCTGCTGTTTCGCTGAAAGTTTTGCCATCCTGCAACACCACCTTTCTATTGAAATCGTCCAAGGTCAACCCATTGGAAGTCGTTGTCGAACACATCCGGGATCGCCTTGATGTTGCCCTTGTAGAAGATCAGCACATTTTGATGTACCTTGACCGTCTTGCGGCGCGACCCAAAGACCAGACCTGCCCTCATGGGTGCCGTGCCGTACTGTTCGAGCAGCACGCTGTCATTGTAGAGGCAAAGGCCCTGATCCATGAACAGGCGCTTCGTCTGCCCCACGAAATCCCGGTATGCACCCTTGCTGTCCCGTATCTCCCCAACCACAAACACCGCGAACCGGTTATCCTTCAGCTTGGCGCAGGATTTCGCGATGATTTCGCGGTATGCGTCGATAAAGTCTGAATAATTCATGTTGGAGAGGTCGAGCGGATGATCGCTGTACTTCTCCAGGTTGTGATAGGGTGGACATGAAAAAACCAGATCGGCGCTGCCGTCTGGTATGTATGAATCCATATTTCTGCTGTCATCGCAATGCCAGGCCGGAGCCACGCACAGCTTGTCAGCGTTCATTTGGTTGGCATCCACCTGCTTCTGTGAGAGGTCGATCCCGATATAATGACGGCCCAGCATTTCAGCCACAACGCCGCGGACGGAGCCACCTGCGAAGGGATCGAACACAATGCCGTCTTTGGGGGCGAACCAGTTGTATATGACCTCGCAAAGCACGGGGTCGAATATGCTGGTGCCTGTCAGGCTGCTGCCCTGCCTTTCCGCAAGCATCTTCATGCCGTTGCCGAGCAGTGCATCATCCCGGCCCACTTCACTCTGGAGCCCGATCTGCTTCCAGGCCCGCTTCCGTTCCTGCCAATAGCCTTGCTTGCTATCAAATACAGAGAACGGTGGGGATTAGGAAGCGGTCGTTCAGCTTGCCCATGTAACCACATCCTTCATCGTTTGTATGAAAATAGCCCGCAGCATGATCGCCACGGGCCTACACTTGGATATGATACATCATACCACGGGTTGAATGTTTGTGCGTGTACAAAAATGTTTGAAAGTGTACAACTTTTCACACTTTTTCGCAATTCCAGCGCTTGATCTGCTCCACAACCGGCTCGATCTTCTGCTCGTCGATGATCTTCTGCACCTTCTGCACCGCGCTCCCCTTGATTCCACGCACCGTGGAGTAGGACTTATCGAACGCGACCGCCGCCTCCTTCAGAGACATGTACTTGATATGCTTGCGGCCTTCCTTGTCGGTGATGACCTCGCCCACATAGAGCTTGTGGAGCAGGTCGTATTCCTCCACGGGCAGCTGCTCAATCACACCGATGATCTGCTGCCGGGCCTCGAATATCTTGGCGATGGTTGCAGCGATCTCCGCCTCGATGTCCACGCTGCTGATCACGGCACTTGCCATGCGCTGCTTATCGCCGGAGGACTGTACCCTCACGCCCGTGTCGGGAGCAGCACCCGCGGTTATGTTGTACGCCAGCATCAGCCAGCGCTCACGTTCATTCCGCTTGTTCTCGATCATCTTGTCGAGCTTTTCAATCTGCTCCAGGAATGTCTGTGCTCTCATAGCGTGCTGCCTCCCTTCTGATTTTGATTTTCCCGTCCCGCAGGATCAGCCTGTCCCCGCGGGAAAGGGTGAACGATCTTATGTATCCGAAGAACTCAAAGCCGATGGAGCCGTCCTTCTGTTGAAACATCATCATCCGGTGCCTGCACCACTCAGGAGGCGGGCCGCTGCCGACGATGTATTCCTGCACCGTATCCATCAGACATCGCCTGCCACACGGTGGAGCGACTTGTCGGCGTTGAAGCCGTCAGGATAGCGGGCGCGCAGCTTGTCAATGTTCATCTGGGCAACATCGCTCAGCCTCCAGCCGTGTGCCGTGCAGAACTCCGCGATCATCCACAGGAGGTCTCCGACTTCCTTCATGACGTGATCCGCGTCCATCTCGTGGCCTTGGTAGAACTTCTGATACAGGCCGTGGATTTCCCCCACCTCTGCACACATGCCGTGCAGGGCGTGGCGAGAGGTCTCCTCATAGGTCAGCTCACGATTCATCGTGCGCGCTGCTGCCTGCTGGTATTCATTCATGAGCATGGTTATCTTCCTCCTTCACTGATCGCTGAGCCAGGGCCGAGGAGCATCTGATCTTCGTGATGCAGCATGTACTCCAGGGACGGCTCGATGCACTTTGAGTATCTGTAGGACTGGGTTGCATTGTAAATTCGCTCCGCCGCCTCTTTCTCCTGCTTGGGCAAGGGTACAGGGCATGACCGATCGTCCATCAGGCTGTATGCCTCCCAGTGCAGTGAGCTGATCTTGTTCTTCACCTCGGAGATAGCAGGCGGGAAAGGGCTTGCGCTGATCGCCTTATGCACAGCCATCAGCACGATGTCCGCAGGCATGTCTGCAAACTGGATGGCCCAGACGGAGACGGTGCCCATGGCTTCCTCCTGGGTCATGCTCTTGTAGCTGTTGGGGTAGGCCGCCTTCAGGATTGCCAGGATCGTGGCAGCTTCCTTCTTGGTCATCAGACTGCACCCCCTTCCACGATGTCAAGGAACACGTTGCCGCTGTTCC